CGACAGTTGAGTCAGCTCATACGCTCTAACACCTTAAAAAATAAAAAAGTTGCACGTACGCATACACACGTGTTAGTATGTGCCGCATGAATACCGACCAAATGACCCGCCGCAATCTCTTCGTGCCCGACGCCCTCTGGGATCAAGCCAAGCAATTGGCCGACGCGAAGGGCGTTCCAACCGCTACTGTGGTGCGCACTGCACTGGAGAAGTACCTTGCCGCCGTGAAAAAGGCTCAACTGGCCGCGCAGGAGGCTGCGCAGCATGGCTGATCTGGGCGACGACCCCATCGAGTTTGGGTACACACCCGTCTCGTTCCCCAAAATCCCCGCTGAGATGATCCAAAGTCTGGCGCTGGGAGCGGAAGATGAGCTTGTCATCGCCGCTCGACATGGTTTTTCGGTCGAAAAGTACCAAGAACTGGCCACGATGAAGCCGTTTCGGGACGCTGTGGCCGCTCAGAGGGCTGAATTTGACAAATCCGGGCTGACTTTCCGGGTCAAACAGGCCATGAAGGCCGACATCCTGTGGGATGAGGTGTTCGTCGCGGCCATGAGCAACGAAACGACCCTGCTCCAGAAGCTGGAGGTGGCCAAACACCTCGCCAAACTGGGCAATCTGGAGCCGAAGGACGAAAAACAGCAGGTGGCTGGGACCGGCTTCACGATCAACATCGACTTGGGCGACCGCAGCGTGCAGTTGGGCACGCCCAAAGTCATCCAACCCCTCGTTCTCGACGCCGAACCAAACAAAATTGAGGTGGAAGACAAATGACGTGGCACGTGTACCCTCTAAATGAGTTCAAAGACCACAACACCGACTCCAAAGAATGCTGGTGTCAGCCGGAGTACGACGAAGAGTTTGATGTTGTCATTCACAATTCACTGGACCAGCGTGAGAAGTACGAAACGGGCGAACTGAAACCACAATGAGCAGCTACAAACCCACTCCGACCCAGCGCGAGTTCATGTTGGACGACCAGTACGTGCGCGTGCTGGCCGGGCCAGTTGGCGGCGGCAAATCCGTGACGTGCGTCCACGAGCTTGTGCGACTTGCATGCGGGCAAGCACCTAACGCCAAGGGCGTGCGGCGCACCCGGGCAGTCATCGTGCGTAACACGGCTGACCAGTTGGCGTTGACAACGCGCAAGACGGTGTTTGACTGGCTCCCTCCCGGTGAGGCCGGGGTATGGAAGGCCGTGGAAAAGACGTTCATCCTCATGGCCGCGCTGCCGGACGGCACAAAGGTCGAGAGCGAATGGATTTTCATTCCACTTGACACACCAGATGACGTGCGAAAAGCGCTGTCACTGGAGACCACATTTTTGTGGGGCAACGAAGCGCGTGAGCTTCACCCGGAAGTGGTGGATGGTCTGCTCTCGCGTTTGAACCGTTTTCCCAGTGCCAAGGACGGTGGGCCGACGCGCTCGTGTGCGCTGTTTGACACCAACATGCCCGATGAAAGCACGTGGTGGCACGACAAAATGGAGAACCCACCGAGCAACTGGGCGGTGTACAAACAGCCTGCGGCCATCATCAAGCCCGAGAAATACGTCGAGCTTTACAAAGAGGAGCCGAGCGATGTGCTGGAGGACAAAGACGGCAACGAGTGGGTCGTCAACCCAGCGTGCGACAACTACGGCCACCTGCCCAAGAGCTACTACCCCAACCTGATTCCGGGCAAGAGTGAGGACTGGCTGCGGGTCTACTTGCGCTCGGAGTACGGGCGCTCGCTCTCGGGCACGCCGGTCTACGAAAAGACGTTCACGTTTGATTTCCACGTCAGCGAGACGCCGCTCCAGTACATCCGTGGCGAGAGTTACCCCGTCATCATCGGCATCGACTTTGGCCGCACACCGGCAGCAGTGTTCAAGCAGCGCGATCCGCGTGGGCGCGTGTTGACGTTGGGGGAGATCACGTCGGAGAACATGGGCATCGAGACGTTCATCAACACCAAACTCAACCCCACCATCGCCAACAGGTTCCCCGGGGCCACGTTCCTGTGTGCGCCAGACCCAGCGGGGTTTGCCAAACAGCAGTTGAACGAGTTGTCGCTGGTGGATGTGTTGAAAAATGCGGGTTTTAAGTGTGTTCGACCCCCCAGTAACGACCCAGAATTGCGAATTCAGGCCGTAGAAAGGCTGCTCAATACGCAGTTAGAGGGCAAGGCGATGTACCTTATCGACCCCTCTTGTGAGCAGTTAATTAAGGGTTTTCGCTATGGTTACCGCTACAAAATCAAGAAAAACGGCGAAATGGAAGACCGCCCAGACAAAAACGAGTTTTCCCACGTGCATGACGCCAATCAGTACGCCGATTCAGTCGTAGACATGAATGTTCGGGGTGTTGGTATGCAAAGGGGTAGACGCGAGATCAAAAAAGTGGCATATACTTACTGAAACGGGGTGAAGCTGCTAACATTGCACCACGACCGTATCCTGTTGGGCACCCATGAACCAGAATCTTGGCATCAGCGTGGGCGGCATCCTACCCGTTATGTCGGCGCAGGACATTGCCGCACAAGAGCGCAAAGCCGCAGAGCTTGCGCAGGCCCAGCCGTTGATAAAATCGCTGGCCGCATACGTTCGCACCTGCTGGGTTGAGGCCCGCAAGGCGAAAGAGCAAACCGTTGAACCCCGCATGTTCAAAGCCGTGCGAGCGCGGCGCGGTGAGTATGACCCCGAGATTCTGACCAAAATCCGCGAGACGGGTGGGTCAGAAATCTACATGATGCTGGTGTCCAACAAGTGCCGTGGCGCGGCCAGTTGGTTGCGTGACGTGATGATGGGGCAGGGCAGCGACAAGCCTTGGACGCTACGCCCGACACCCATCCCCAGCCTTCCACCCACTGTGATGGAGGAGATGCGCCAAAACGCGATCCAGCAGGTCGCCAACGTCATTCAGGTCACGGGGCAGCAATTGCCCCCGATGCAGTTGAGGAAGTTCCTCAACGAGCTTCGCCAAGAGTACATCTACAACCTCCAAGAAGAAGCCAAGTTCCAAGTCTCCCAGATGGAAGACAAGATGGAAGACCAACTTCTTGAGGGTGGGTTCACCAAGGCGCTGGACCAGTTCCTCGACGACATCACCACTTTCCCCTGCGCGTTCATCAAAGGGCCAATCGTGCGTCGCAAGCCGCGCATGAAATGGAACTCTGACGCCGCCAGTGGTTACCAGCTTGAGATCGTTGAAGACCTTGTACTGGAGTGGGAGCGTGTTGACCCATTCATGATGTACCCGAGCGCGTCCTCAACGGGCGTGAACGACGGCTACCTGATTGAGCGCCACAAGCTGCGCCAGACCGACCTTGAAGACCTGATCGGCGTCGAAGGCTACGACGATGAGGCCATCCGCATGGTCATCGAAGACTACGGTCGCGGTGGCTTGCAGGAGTGGCTGATCGTTGACTCGACCAAGGCTCAGGCCGAGGGCCGCAGCACCACTGCGGTGATGCAGAACTCCGAACACCTGATCGACGCGCTCCAGTTCTGGGGTCACGTCTCCGGTCAGAAGCTGCGCGACTGGGGCTTGTCCGAGAAAGAAGTGCCTGACATCGCCAAGCAGTACCCGGCTGAAGTCTGGCTGATCGGCAACTACGTCATCAAGGCCAGTTTGAACTTCCACCCGCTGGGCGAGAAGCCGTACTACAAGGCGTCCTACGAGGATGTGCCCGGCTCCTTCTGGGGCAACAGCACGTACGACCTCATCAAAGACTGCCAAGACATGTGCAACAGCGCGGCCCGCGCTTTGTCCAACAACATGGGCATCGCCTCTGGCCCGCAGATGTACGTCAACGTGGACCGTGTTCCCGCTGGCGAGGACATCACCAACATGTACCCGTGGAAGGTACATCAGGTCACCAGCGACCCGATGGGGTCCAGCGCAGCGCCAATTGGGTTCTTCCAGCCCAACAGCAACGCACAAGAACTGATGATGGTGTACGAGAAGTTTGCCGTGTTGGCAGACGAGTACAGCGGCATTCCCCGCTACATGACCGGCGCGTCGCCTACGGGCGGCGCAGGCCGCACTGCTTCCGGCATGAGCATGCTCATGAACAAC